TCAGTTACATGCGACAGTGATGGTAACGCTTGGCTAACCAAAAAAATTAATTTGAAACCAGGGCAAAGGCACATGCTCCAACAAGTGGATTATTTTCTTGATAGATACCCTACTATGCCAAATGCAACTGGTTTGACCTGTGAAATTGTAATATCAGCATATCCTTCAATACCTACTGATATGCCTTTTAGTGGTAGTGCAACGGAAGGTGTCAAAAGTTATCCTGCTGGTGGTGATGACTCTGTACTATTCAAAGCGCAATTGCAAATATTTGACTTGGCTAATATTGACAACTTAAATCGACCTGCTAGTCAATTTCCTAGTGAGACGATCGCAGCGATGAACAAATCTTTCTTTTACACTGACCACATTTACATTAATGTCTGTCTCAAATGTGCTGCTGATGAGTTAATTGAAGGCTTTGGTATGTCTTTCATGTTTGTTTTGGATGACAAAAATACATCCAGTTTAGAACATTCTCTAGGTGTTTTGTCCGAGCAACATGATGCTATGTGCGCTTTAATCATGTCAAATGGGCGTATGCAAACCATCAACACGTTGCGAGGAAACATATTCCCAATGTGGAGATATGGCGGAATTCGACCTGCTTACATGACCGCAGAGTCCTTTTGGTTAAAATTGTCAACTACTGATGATGAACCTATGGCAACAACCGCATTTATTCGAGGCTCAATAGGTGGTGCGAGACAAATGGGGGCATTTGACGCTGCATTTGGACAACCCAAATATCCCGATTGGATAAAAATGAACCTCAATCAAGGACTTACAAGTGGGCCAATTCGTCCCGATCCCGTTCCTCTCAAATATGCTGACAATGGAAATACAAGGATGTTTTAATTATGACAACTGAAAATGAAACGAAAAGTGAAGAGAAGCAATCGCGAACAACTCGATTTGCTGAATGGTTGATGAAGCGTGAAGAACGACGTCAAGAAAAAGAGACTAACCTCGAGGGTTTGATGAAGTTTAATATCTTTCTTTCAACTCTTACATTGGTATCTGTGGCTGGAGCGACTGCTCTCGACTATGCGATAGCAACTTGGCTTTGGCTCTAAACAAAATCAAACAGTGTTGTTTGCTCAATGATTGCTTGGCGAAGCCCTGCAGACAATGCCCAGGGTATGAGTGCCTTATGATTCGCTCGTAATGGGTGTGTCGATGTTTTGTCTTTACTTGCTTTCGTTGGTAATTGTCCACATTGAAACATGGGGAAGTTCCCGTACAAAACATGAGGGCCATGAATTTGACGAGGAACTAAGCCTAGCTCATGAAAATACTTGATCGAACCGACAACATTCTCAATTACCCAATATCTCGGCTTTGTGCATCGAATGATGTCAATTGTAGCCTCGAGAAGTTCCATGTTTGGTTCAAAATCTTCACCGTTGCGTTGTGCAACTGATCTTGGTGAAGAATATGCTAAACTAAACTCTCGACAGGGGGGTCCAGCGAGTAAAACGTCATATTCTCGCGTTTCAAGGCCCTGGGCGTGGTACAGGTGAATCCTATCCCTCACTTCAAGAACATCTTGCATAGTTGTGCATGGAACTTCTGACAACAATGGGTTGTTTTCAACTCTTACAACCTCATCACCTGCGCGGTAAAACGCCTCAGAAAATCCACCAAGTCCCGAAAACAAATCAAGAACTCTCATCTTTGAACACCTCATGACACAAAAATTCAACTAATCGATGCAACTCTCTTATTTCCGCTTTGAGTTGTTTAATCTCTTCATTTCGATCTTCCATGTATTTTGCAAACGCTTTTCTGTATGAATCACCCTTCGTTCTCAACGTAATCCCTCAATCGTCGGTTTGCTACAAGCCGAGCAAGTGCTTCTTGTCGTAATGTGCGGATCGCTTCGTCAATGACTTGACTGGTCTTGTATCCGCTTTCTTTCAATCTTTTCAGAATCGTTGCCGATTCGTCGCTCACTGTGATGCTGTATTGATTCGCCATCGAATTTGTCTAAATAATAATGTTATTTAGTTCTAACGAAAAAAAACGGGCAAGCCCCTAAATAATATGGCTTTTTTGGAAGGGGTGGGTGTGTCGGGGACACTAACTTATGGCGTGACTTCGGGGGCTCGCTTCGCTCGCGAAGATAGGGAATCCGTGGTTTGGTGTAAATTATAAACCGTTTTGGATTAGATTGCCCTGGAGGGAGAAGGAAGGTCGCGACTGGCTCGGGCTTCATTCGACTGATAACTTCCCGATCCCTCCACCTCGAGATGATTAAGATGGCAAAAGGAGCAAATGACCTAATTTTGAGAGACAGACTTCAATTTGACATAAGTGCGGTAGGTGCAACAGACCTTGTTTATGGACGAATTGATTTATCAGACTACGTTTCTATTCCCGAAGCAAAGGGATTAGCAATTAAAGAGATTCGATTCCAACTCCGAACTCGAATAACAGGTGATGATGGCGTATGGCCTAATTACATGGGCGAAGATCGACCAAACAATCAGGCGGCCAATACAAACTATACATCATCTGTTAAACTATTTGCAACTACAACTGCATATGAAGATGTGCTAGATGTTGGTATTGCATCACCAAACGTACTTTGTGTTTTTGACAAGCAATCACGTCTTATGACCTACGATAATGGTGGACAAGTTCTTGGAGGAGGACTTGACACTTACGAGCATATGTTTGGAACACCAGACCTTCATCCAGAAGGGTATGACGTTGTTACTGATCTCCTTATTGGAATTGCAGCAACAGGTTTGACAAATCCATCACTCATTAACTCAACTGCTGAAATTGATGTTATGATTATTGCAGAACCTAAGAAGATTACCAACAAAGACCTAACACAAATGCTCAGTCAGGCTCAAGACCTCTGAGGTGGTTAATTGGCTCGCAAGAGAACCAAGGGTGAAGCCCTGGAAAGGTTGGCCGAAGCGCGGTCATTAACTGGAAGGGCTCCATTAAAAGGTCGAGCAAAAGCAATTCATGATGCCGCTTATCTAGGAGCGGCTGGATTGATTATGCTAGACCCACTCAATCGCCTAGCTGATGAAGTGACTGTTGTACCATATGACATGATCGCAATTCCAGCGCATGAGTATTTTCGATTGTCTAGCAACCCAACATTTCAGATTTACATTCGAGGCGGTGAAACTATCATGCCTACAGGGGGTAATGTGGAAGATGTGCAAGAAGTAGTCGAAACTATGGCTGTGGAGAGCACACCAGTGCGTAAAAAGCGCAAGACACCCTATCAACGTGCATACAAGAAGGCATTTGATAGCCTAGCTCCTAATTACAAAACATCAAAAGGTGTATGGAAAAAAGATGGTTTCAAGCGTTGTGTTAGGGCCGCTCACAAAAAAGCGCGAGGTGGTAAGTAATGCCTGTTAGTATTGTCAAAGAAACAATAGAATTACCATCAGTTACATGCGACAGTGATGGTAACGCTTGGCTAACCAAAAAAATTAATTTGAAACCAGGGCAAAGGCACATGCTCC